AGTTCTGCTGCGCTTGAAGCTATGGGCACTTGGCTAGCTGCTTGTGTCCCGAACTGAGCCATTGGATTTCTTCCTGGTCCTTTTGGAAGTTGAAAAGCTGCTTGAGGTTGTGGAACACCAGGCACCATTTTACCTAATGAATAACCAGTGTAAGCTCCAGTTGCGCCACCTAGTAGTTGTCCTATACCACTTGCTCCTGCATCTCTTGCTTGTCTATATCCTTGATAACCACCGTAAGCCGCTAACGCGTATGGTATTAATGCCAGTGGATTCATATTTGTACAATTCTCCTTTTAAGATCTTAAATAGTGAATATTACCATTTTACTTAGGTAATATCAACTCATCATAGAACTTACCTTGATACTGGTGTTCTCCCACGTGTACAATAGAATCAGTGATATATGCATAGCATTTACCTCCTAAGTCTCTCCATAACTTACAAAAAGCAAAGTCTTCACCATTGTATGTTTTTTCTTTAGGATCATGAAGGGTATCAAAAAAATTCCACATATTAGGTTTATTAACATATTTTCCATTTATAACAGTCTTTTGTACAATCTCTTTATCAGGATACTTTTCTATCATCTTTTCAATTACTTCTCTTTTAATTAACATACACCCTGTAGGAGCATCAGTTACTTCCATAACACCTTTCTTTACCTTAATGTCCATTGCATCAGGAACTTTCATTGGGTAAGTGTGTAAAGCTTTTCTTATATCATCTGGGTTTTTTATTTTTCCCTCTTTCATTTTTCTAAATGCTTTGTCCCACATTAAAGTCTTCAAAGGGTAAGGAATTGAAATAACATCTTTGTCTGCTTTTAACATAGCAAAAATTGATTTAGCTTGAAAATATATATCCGAGTCAATAAATAATAAATGAGTTGCTTTAGATTCTAAGAAACCAGCAACACAAAGGTTTCTACCTTGTGTTACTAATGATGATTTCATTAAATGAAAAGACACTTTCATTTTTTTTAGAAAACATTGTTGTTGAAATTCTATTAATGCCTGTGTGTAATGAATAGAAACATCACTATGAACAGGTGTTCCTACAAATATTTCGTGAGGAGATTTTTCTTCATCTACTCTAAATTTTCCGGTGTCCGTTTTCCATAATGGTTTGATAGCTTTTTCAAAGTCTGATTGTGATTCTATTTTTACTTCACTTAGTGTTTGGTATGTATCTTCGTTTATATATTTATCGTTTGGCATTTAACGCTCCTTCTAGAAAATTTTTCCATTCGATACCTTTTTTATTCCAATTATAAAACCTCTTATAAAACTTCTGTTGTTCATCTAAATGTTCTTGCATATATTGTTCATGTAAATAACCACTTGCAATATCTATAGCTCCTGCAGTTACACTAGCTAATAGTTCATGATCTTTTGTATAATTTATATATACAGGCCATTCAGAACAAGTTTCAGGCAAAGCACCAAAGTTTGTTGTAATTACATGTAGTCCCGCAGATAATGCTTCAAGAGCAGAGACACAAAATGTTTCTTCAAATATAGATGGATAAACAAACATATTATAATCAGACATATGTTCTAAGATGTATTCATGTGGTTTATGACCGATATAATTTACATTAGGTAATTCTTTTGCTTGATTAAAAAGTTCAGTAAACTCTGAACCATGCTGTTCTAAAAATTCAGATCCATATACCTCACAAGAACTGTACACATCTAATGTTACATTAGTATTTTTAATTAGTTGCATAGCTAAAAGCAAAACATTTAAACCTCTCCAAGGTGTGCAATGATGAATTATTTTTATGTGATCACCTTTTTTATGTATTTTTCGTTTTGGAAAATGTGCACAGCCGTTTTTAATTACTACACATTTGTCTTCAGGCACTTGAAAAAAATATCTAAATTTCTCTAATGTCCAATTTGAATTAAATACATACCAATCATACTCATCAAATCTTTCTTTATTTTGAAAAAAGGATTGTAAGTTAGGTTGGTCGTATGAATTTTTTTGCCAAAGTATATTTATTTTATTAGGATCTAATGGAACTTTACCAGGTATGGATGTACAAATTTGAAATTTATCTAATAAGTCTTTTGGAACATGTTTATTTAAAAGCTCATGCTGTATTTCAGTTGCGCCTCTAGGTTCTATTTTCATAAAGTTTTAGAGTTTCTTCTTTGTATACAATAAAAAAAGGTTGTGTCCACCTTTCATTTACAGTTTGTTCCATCGATGGACTATGAGGTATTTGTGAATCATACCAAACACATCTA